ATAATACAGATGACTTTTTGGAACATTTACAACAGGAGTTAATGGACGCTACTTTGTACATCCAAAAGTTGAAAAGTATCAAACCTTGTTTAGAAGATTTTACAATGTCTGAAATGGTAGAATATCTTAGAGAAAATGGATATAAAGTTAAATATAAATTATAAAGAAAAATTGTTATCTTTACCAAACCAAAGGGGAGTTAATTCTCCCATTGGTTATTTACAAGATATGCACAGAACAGTTAGAATATTCGATGAAAACAAACCAGAAGATAATCTTTGCTTAAAGGCTTTATACGAAAACTATGATAACATTAAAGCAAGAACTAAGAGAAAGTAAAGTTAAAAAGCACATACCTGATGCAGTGTTTGTTGATGGTAGATTAGTTTCACCACTTCCTACGATTAAAGTAGGGCATCGGATTGTAACTTTTCCTGACTATGTTGAACTGGCTTTTATTAGGTACGATTTTAAAACCGTTATTGAAGCGATGAAAAATAAGAAAATAATATTGAATTTATGAACACAATTATAATATCATTTTTTACTAGTTTAGTTTTATTAAGAGAATTATCACTATCTTACAGAATAAAATCTATACTAAAGTTAGATCAATTTAAAAGTATAAAGTTAATAGATTGCTTCCCTTGTTTTACATTTTGGACTTCAATTATTACTTTATTATTTACAAACGAAAATATTATTTATTCACTAGCAGTTTTTATACTGGCTACAATTTATGACAAGATATGGAATTAAATATTCAAGGCAAACAATCACTAGAAGTACTTAGAGATAAGATACTTTCTAACTATGTAAAATGGGATAAGGATGAAAGAATCCATCTACAGACAATCTACCAAGCAATCACTGGAAAGGTGCTATCTTTAAACTGTTCTAACTGTTTTATTTTAGCTTGTAATATAATTCGTAACTTTATTAACTATTACGAAACTAAGGAAGTTAAAGAGGTGTTAAAAACTGAGATAGTTTATGCTTCAAATCCAGTTGATAGTTATAATGTAAAACAATTAAAGGCATTGTTAAAGGAACGTGCAATCGCTATTCCACACAATGCAAGTAGAAAACTTTTAATTGAATTGATTAATGGGTAGAAAAAAGTATATAGAAACTCCTGATATACTTCTTGATTTATTTGAAGAATATAAAATAGAAACGAAAAGTAATCCTAGAAAGAAACACGTTTTTGTAGGTAAAGATGGATCTTCTGAATACGAACTACTTGAAAGACCTTTGACAATGGAAGGCTTTGAATGTCATTGTTTTGATGCTGGAATTATTTCAGACTTAGGAGATTATTTTAAAAATAAAGATGAAAGATATAGCGATTATGCACCTATCTGTTCACGCATAAAGCAATCAATCAGGAGAGATCAAATAGAGGGTGGTATGGTAGGACAGTACAATCCAAGCATAACACAACGATTAAATAATTTAAAAGAAACAACTGAAACAACAGTAACTACTTCTGTAAGTATTTTAAATCTAGATCCATTAGATGATTCAGCAGACAACAAGTTTACGGAAGATAGCAAGTCTTAAAAAACGTGTTAAAGTAATTCAAGGAGGACAAGGAGCTGGTAAAACAATATCCATTCTTATTCTCCTGATTAATCACGCATCAAGCAAACCTGACAAAGAGATATTAATTATTTCAGCAGAGTTAACTAAGATGCGATTAACTGTCATTAAAGACTTTGTAAAGGTTATGAAGTTGGCTGGGTTATATGATGATCGTAATTTTATAGCTGGTACTTTATACAGATTTCCTAATGGATCATTCATTAAGTTTTTAGGTTTAGATAAGTCAGATGTTGGTAAAGGTTTGCGATCCGATGTTGCATACTTTAATGAGGTAAATAAATGTGATTTTGAAAGTTATAGACAAGTAGCGAGTAGAGCAAAGCAAGTATATGCCGATTACAATCCTGACTGTGAATTTTTCATTCATACAGATGTACTTCCTGATGATGATGTAAGTTATTTAGAATTAACTTTTGTAGACAATGAACTGCTAGACATTAACGAGCGAAACGATATACTTCGATATAAGTCTAAAGGCTACAATGAAGATGGATCAATCAAAAATGAATACTACGCAAATCTTTGGAGAGTTTATGGATTGGGTCAAGTTGGTGCTTTACAAGGTGTTGTTTTTGAAACGTGGGATAAAATAGATTCGATACCTAAAGATGCTCGTTTAGTTGGTAGAGGTGGGGATTTTGGTTACACTAACGATCCAACAACATTAACAGACATTTACACTTATAACGGTGGATATATCTTTGATGAAGTATTATACCAAACAGACTTGACAAATCCACAGATATGGAACACGTTTAAATCTTTAAACTTAGACAACACAGTTTACACTTTCTTTGATAGTTCAGAGCCTAAATCAATTCAGGAATTGAAGAACTTAGGAATGAGAGTACAAGGTGCTGAGAAAGGAAGCGACTCGATTATGAATGGTATTCAGAAGATGCAAGGTGTTAAATTCTCAGTAACGAAAAGAAGTATTAATTTAATTAAAGAGTTAGATCGTTATAAGTGGGCAGTTGATAAAGATGGTAGAAAACTTAATAGACCTATCGATAACTGGAATCATGCAATCGATGGAATAAGATATTACTTTACAACTAAAGATAAATATTCAGGTCGTTATGTTGTGGCTGATTATTAAATTACTATATTTGCGACATGAAAAAACTATTTATATTATCAGCATTATTTTTTGGTTGTCAGAAACAAGACATTAAACCAACAACAACAGACAAAGTAATTAACCATTATACTGCATCATTTAAAATAAGTGGTAAAGATATTCCTTATATGAGGTGTTTTATAAATGGTCAGGAAGTAGATAGCCAAGAAGGTTATGACGTTAAAACTGGTGACAGTATTCGTATAACATCAAATCAAGGTTCGTACACAAATACTGCAACGATGTATCAATGGAGTGAAAACCAAACATCAAGTATAATGATAAACGGAGTAACTAAGTCATCACGATCTTGTACTTGTATGTTGTTAAATAATAAATACAATGTCAATTAAATTTACAATATTTTTTTTAAGTGTTATTATATGGTGGATAATTATAGAGTGCTTAATCTAGCGAGTAATGACTATGCTAATATGTCGCATAACAATGCGAATGCTTTACGTTCAATTGGTGTTGATTGTTTTGATTACGTTTTAAATACTCACCCGTTTGGGTATGAATCACAAAGCGAGGTTATAACGAGAGAGGAAATAGTTTCAATGGTGAATAAGTTTGATATTATTCAGATATTTCATAGTTGTCCTACTATTTTAAACCTTGTTAATATTGGCAACTTCAAAAGAAAGTTAGTAGTTTATCATTCAGGCAGCAGATACAGAGCAGAACCTGACAAATTTAATCAACTATTCAAAGATGCTGATGTTGTAATTACAGATCAAACTGAATTTATTAACCTATGCGACAAACCTATTCATTATCTAGCACCACATATTGAACTAGAACCAACTGAAAAGCGAAAAGGCGGAAAGTTAATCGTAGGACACTATCCAAGTAACTCAGATGTAAAGGGAACGAATGAGATTAAAACGATATTAGAAGCGTTTAAAAACGATTTTGAGATAAGAATAGACACTAATATAATTCCACATTCAGAAAACCTTAAAAGAATAAGTGAATGTCATATCTATATTGAGTTATTTAAACCTGAGTTAAACGGAAAGCCATACGGTTGTTTCGGGGTTACTGCATTTGAAGCCACAAGTTTAGGATGTTTGGTAATTACTAACGATCTAAATATGGGTGTTTATCATAATGCTTATGGTTTAACGCCATTTCAAATAGCAAATACTAAAGATGAATTCACAGAAATTTTACATTTGCTTAAAGAATTTAACACAGAAACGATAAAAGATTTAATTGAGTTAGATTTTAAAAACAATCATTCAATTGAATCAACTGGAAAAAGAATATTAGAATTAATAAAATGAAAGTACTAAAAAAAGATTGGGTAAAGGCAACAGAGAACCTTAGAGAAAGACAAGGGCAAAGACAACATACAGACGATAACAGAACTGCTCCGAATGTATTGAGAGATTATAAACTGCATTTAATGAAGTGCGGTTACGGTGAAAGTATTTTAGATGTTGGATGTGGATCACAGTTTTTAAAAACTCAAATACCTGAACATATTGAGTATATCGGTTTAGATGCTTTCCCAATTAAATTAGTGCCAACATTGAAAGGTAGTATTGAAACTATTGAGGGTATCGAAGTAGATACCGTATGTTGTATGGCGGTGTTAGATAATTGTTTAGATTTTGATAAGGCAATTGAGAACATTAAAAAGATAGCACAAAAGAATGTTATTATCTTAACTGGAATAGATATTGAAGTAGACCAATACCATACATTTAAATTACAGTTAGAAGATTTCGATAGTAGGTTTAAAGATTGGAATAACACACACAGAGAAGAATTAACTCCTAAAGTTTGGTTACTATGTTACAACCGTTAGTAAGTATAATAATACCTTACTCAGTTGATAGGGGTTATTTAAACGAAGCGATTGATAGTGTAAAGAATCAAACTTACACCAACATAGAAATGTTAATTCAGAACGATAATGTAAATGTATCTACTAACATTAACAACGGTATTAAACGAGCGAAAGGAGAGTATATTAAATACTTGTGCGAAGATGATTATTTAACTCCTAACTCAATCGAGGATAGTGTTAAGGCTATTCAAGGTAATGATTTCATTCACGGTGTATCTTACAATGTAAAAGGTAATTTAATCGAGAAACAAACACCTAGAATTAAGCACCCATCACTTAACGAGATGTTATTTAATAATGTAATTCACGGTGGAACGTTAATGTATCATAAATCTGTATTTGATAAGGTAGGTTTATTCGATGAATCATTAACGTGTGCTGAGGAATACGAATTTAATTTAAGATGTTTAGCGAATGGTTTAAAGTTAGGATATACAGATGCTATACTTTATAATTATCGTAGACATTCAACACAAAAAAGTTTAGGTCAAGGAGTGAATCAGGAAGCAAGGAAACAAAAGATACAAGCGATTAAGGACAAGTTCACAAGATTAAAGATAGTTGTAGGTATTGCTACATTCAAAGGACGTGAGGAAACACTACGACGTACAATAGAATCATTGAACGGTCAAGTAGATGAGATTGTAATCTACGATAACGACATAAACAAAGACATCACAGATTTAGGTAAGTTCTATGCTTTACGATCCAATGTTTATTATTTCAGTTGCGACGATGATATAGTTTATCCTGGTGATTATGTACAAAGAACTATTGAAGAAATAGAGAAACATAAATGTATAGTAACTTATCACGGCAGAAAGTTGAAAGGCAAAGGATTTAACTATTACACAGGACACGAAAGTTATTCTGCATTTAGAAACGTATTCGACACTAAGTTTATTGATGTTGCTGGGACTGGTGTAACTGCATTCAATACAAACTATTTCAATCCTAAAGATATTTTATCTAGTACATTTATGAAGATGTCGGATATTATATTTAGTATTGAAGCGAAGAAACAAAGTAAAAACATTATGCTATTACCACATTCGCAAGGATGGATCAAAGAGCAGAAGACCGCTATAAATATACATACGGAACAAAGTAAGAATTGTAACACACAAAATAAATTAATAGATGAAAACTTTTGATATTAAATTACCCAAAACAATAAACGATTATAGAATTTCACATTTAAAAGCATTTGAAGATGCAAGT